GGATGAATATGGCCAGCCGATGCACGGCCGATCATTTGATCGCGGCGTGCAGGTCGGGGACGTTACCAAACTGCGTGCGCGCAAATCGGAACTCTGCACGGAAAAGGCACTACACGCGACGATGCTCCCGCCGAAATGGCCTGGCGCGCGGTTGTGGATCGTCGCGCTGATAGGTGACGTGATCGGCAACGATTACAAATACGGGGCTCTGCAACGTGAGGTTCTCGGCGAGGTCACGCCGTGAGCTGGTGTATGGACTATCTGATCCGAGGTACGCCGCCCGCATGGGCGACGCACGGCTCCGGCTTCGGCTACGGCGACTACGGCTACGGCAACGGCTCCGGCGACGGCGACGGCGACTACGGCTACGGCGACGGCTACGGCTACGGCTCCGGCTCCGGCGACGGCAACGGCTTCGGCTACGGCGACGGCGACGGCGACGGCTCCGGCAACGGCGACGGCGACGGCGACGGCTCCGGCGACGGCGACTACGGCAACGGCTCCGGCAACGGCTCCGGCTCCGGCGACGGCGGCAACGGCTTCGGCAACGGCTCCGGCAACGGCTTCGGCGGCGGCTTCGGCGACGGTGCGTACTGGGCTGCGGTAATTACAGTGGTTGCTGCGTCATGGACCGATGCGCAGCGCGCGCGCATGGCGGCGCTGAGAGCGCGCGGCGCAAAGATAGCGTATTGGCGGTCGGATCAATATGGCCAGCCGATGATCGGCCGATCATTTGATCGCGGCGTGCAGGTCGGGGACGTTACCAAACTGCGTGCGCGCAAATCGGAACTCTGCACGGAAAAGGCACTACACGCGACGATGCTCCCGCCGCAATGGCCTGGCGCGCGGTTGTGGATCGTCGCGCTGATAGGTGACGTGGTCGGCAACGATTACCAATACGGGGCTCTGCGACGTGAGGTTCTCGGCGAGGTCACGCCGTGAGCTGGCAGCTACCGCTGTGCTCAATCTGCTTCGGTATCGCCGCACTCGGGCTGTTGGCCGCGCTGCGTCCGACATGGCGCAAGCGCAGGCGGCGGCGCGCGATTGACTGGGACGGCGCGTACACGACTCGGTGGGGCGCTGTTGGGACTGATGTGAAAGATAGGCCGAATTTGTAAAACGTTTAACTGGGAGGATGAACGATCATGAAGATTAAACTTTTCGAGTTCAATGGCGTGCGCAAGACGCTCTGCGGCTGGGCGCTGGCAACCGGCCTGACTTACGAATGCGTGCAGAGCCGGTTTCACCGTGGCAAGCCGCTCGATGCGCCGAAAAGCAGGGCAGGTAGACCGCGAACAAAGGGCGTCACGCGGCGGTATGGCGAGCGCTTGGCCAGGGGGAAGCCGCTGTGAGCGCAATCACAAAGCTAGTTTGTAATTGGTAAAACGTTTAACTGGGAGGATTTGTCATGGAAATCAAGTTATCAATTTCGCAGGAAGATGCGATCGTCATCGTCAAGGCAGCGATCACGCAAGTGCTTGGAATGCCCAATTTTCGCGTGCTTGAGTGCGACTGGAATACGTACCGCGACGACGTGCAGTTCACGTTGACGGATGCGGCGCAAGCGCCGGCGGTGTCTGAATGAGCGCCGCTGAGAAATGGCCCGTCAACGCGGGACCGGAACCGATAGAGCACAGCGCCCCGCAGGTTTACAGCGCCATCGCGGGGGTGATGCGACTGGTGGGACGAGAGGGCATCAGCAAGGATCGGAAAAACGAGCAGCAGGGCTACAAATTTCGCGGCATCGATGACGTTTACAATGCGCTCAATGCCGCCCTCGCCAACAACGGCTTGTGCATTCTGCCGCGCGTGCTCAAGCGGGAGGTTACGGAGCGCACAACCCAGAAGGGCGGCGTGCTGTTCTACGTGGTCCTTGATATGGAGTTCGATATCGTCTGCGCGCTGGACGGCAGCAAGCACACCATCGCCGTCGTCGGCGAAGCAATGGACTCAGCGGACAAGGCAACGAACAAGGCGATGAGTGCTGCGTTCAAATACGCCTGCATGCAAGTTTTCTGCATCCCCACTCAGGGCTCCGACGACGCCGACGCGACGACGCACGATGTCGCTCCGCAGACCGTCCCTGAAGACTGCTGGACTGCTCTGTCGGATGCGGCGGCGATTGGCAATGCGGAAGTTACGCGCTTCATGAAAGAGGAAGTGTCGGAGGAAACGCGGGCGCTCATCACCGGGCCGTACAAGGCGAAATGGGACACGATCAAGGCAATTGCGGGCGCGAACACGAAGGCCCGCAAGGCTGAGGCCCGCAAGGCTGAGGCCCGCAAGGCTGCGGAACCCGTGTACGACTGCGAACCCGGTTGGAGGGGCTAATCATGAAATTCACCATTATTGACGCTCCGCAGCGTTCGCCCGAATGGTTTCTCGCCCGCGCCGGTCGTGTGACCGGCTCCCGCGCCGACTGTATCCAGGCCGCCGGCAAGGGGGGCGCTGAGTCAGTCAAGCGCCGCGACTACCGGCTGGAGCTTGCCTGCGAAATCCTGACCGGCGTGCCGACAGAGAACACGTACAGCAACGCCGCGATGGAGTGGGGGGTGCAGCAGGAGCCGTTTGCGCGGGCGGCATACGAGGCGCATACGGGGAATGTCGTCACAGAAACTGGCTTTCTGTCCGCCGATGAGCACCGGGCCGGCTGTTCCCTTGACGGTAGCGTGGACGATTTCGAGGGGATCATCGAACTGAAATGCCCGAAAACGTCCACGCATTTGACGTACTTGTGGGCCGGGAAGATCCCCACCGATTACATCCCGCAACTGACGCACAACATGCTGGTGTCGGGCGCGCAATGGTGCGACTTTGCGAGCTATGATCCGCGCCTGCCTGGGGGGTTGAGGCTGTTCGTCCAGCGGGTGACGCGGGAAGAATTGCCAATCCCGGAGTATCGGGTCGCGCTGGCGGGTTTTCTGTTGGAACTGGATCGCGAGGTCGAGGCGCTGCGCGAGATGGCGAAGCTACCGTAATGGAAACGTTCATCCTCCCGGCCGGCGGACGAGAGCGCGTCATTGCCCGCGCCGGCCTTTTTTTATCGTCCCTGCCGCAGGACAGGCCGTACAAGGTCACGGTCGAGGAGCACAAGCAAAAACGCTCTTTGTCGCAGAACGCCCTGCTGTGGGCGATCTATGACGAGATTATCAAGCGCGGCGGCGAAGCGATGGGGGGATGGGAGTCATCAGAACTGCACGACTTCTTTTTGATGGAGCACTACGGCGCTGAGACGGTCGACATTTTCGGCAAGCGCAAATTGCGACCGCTTCGCCGGTCGTCGAAGCTGACGAAGATGGAGTTTTCAGATCACGTGGAGTTTGTCCTGCGCTTCATGGCGCAGCGCGGGGTTGCTATCAATGTGCCGGGGGAACTGTGAGCGCACTCACAAAACTCGCGCGCGGTCGCCCCTGCACGGTGCGTCTGCCATGCTGTGATGGTGGGGGCGATACCACGGTAGCGGCCCACTACAGATCGCTGCGCCTGGGGGCTGGCGCGCGCCTTAAACCGCATGATCTGTTCGCCGCCTGGGCCTGCGCGCCATGCCACGATGTCGTCGATGCGCGCGTCTTTCGCCACGGGCACAGCCGCGATATGGTGCGGCTCGCGCATGCCGAGGCGGTGCTGGAAACGATTTACGTGCTTTTACAGGATGGGAGGATAGTATTTAAATGAGCACACTAGCAGCGCAGGACCGGGGAGGGGAGCATGGCTGACGATGAATTTTTAAGCGATGACGACTATGTGGCCCCGCCCATGAAGATCGTTAGCACGCATGAAGTGTGCCCGGTCGGCACGATGGCCCGCATCGCCGAGCTTGAGGCGGCGCTCGACGACCGGCGCAGCCCCGCAGCCGCCGCATGGAAGTATCTGGACGATGGCGTGACGCTGATGCGTGCGGCGCTGGCAGCCATCCCGGAGCGGTACCGCGACGGTGGCCCGAACCAGTTGCACGACGAGATCAAAGAGTGGCTGGAGCGCCCCGCTCGCGCGCCTCACCAAGCGCTTGCATTAACGCAGTCGGTCGTCGCGGAAATGACAGCAGGCGCAGCGCAGGACCGGGGAGGTGAGCATGAGTAACCCGCTAGGCGAGGTCACGGCGAGCCAACCCTGCAACCATTACTGGCTGCCGGTTTACCGATCTGCGGAGCCGTATCTAGGCGTCCCTGCCAAAGGCCCCATTGCTGTTTGCATAGAATGCGGCAAGCGGAAGTTTGATCCGCAGGACCGGGGAGGGGAGCATGAGTGACGCGGAATTGGCGGATTATCTCGGCATTGCCGCCCTCGCACCGAAGGAGCAGCAGACATGATCGATCTATCAAGCATGTGGAATGAGTTGACGAAGCTGCAACCGTTGGCCGATGCGCACGGCTTCGGTGACGCATGGCGCAAGATGACTACAGAGCGCACAGCGGCTGCGGCGTGGAATGCGTGGAATGCGTGGGATGCGGCGGAGGCGGAGCGCACGGCAGTGGCGGCGTGGGATGCGGCGGAGGCGGCGGCGGCTGCGGCGTGGGGTGCGCGGCGTGCGGCGGCGGCGGCGGTGGCGGCGGAGGCGGAGGCGGCGGTGGCGGCGGAGAGGGCGAAGCGCGTATCGTATTGGGTCAACAAAGCACTGAAGCAAAGCGTGCAAGAGACGGGCGCGGAAGGCGGCAAAACGTGAAGCCTGATTGTCCGGTGTTCGACAAGGTATGGCGCGCCGACTGCCTGATTGAGCGCATCGGGCGCGCCGAAGGCGACGCGATGATTAAGCGCCACTACATCGGCAAATGGCCCGGCGTTTGTACGCTGATCCTCGGCATGAGGAAGAAAGACGCATGGAACCAATTTATAGGAATTGTCGTGTTTGCGCTGCCGCCGCGCGAAACCTCGAAGCGGTACGGCGGGGAGACATGGGAACTCGCCCGGTTCTGGCTTGACGACTCGGTTCCGCAGAACGCCGAAACCTGGTTGATCGCCAAGGCCGTCAAATACATCCGGCAGAACTGCCCGCTGGTTCGCGTTCTGGTTTCCTATGCTGATCCTTCGGCGGGCCACGGCGGCACGATCTACAAGGCTGCCAACTGGATTGCGGACGGTCGCACGGACCAAGAGCGCAAGACGCCGCGCTTTGACTATGCCTGCGCCGACACCGGCAAACGCTACAGTCGGCGGGGTCATGTTCCCGCTGGCGTGACGATCAAGCGCATAGCTCGGATATCGAAGCATCGGTTTATCTATCGGTTGGCGTCATGAACGGTGGAAAAGGGAGTCATGTATATAGTTCCCCAACAAAGCACTGAAGCAAAGCGTGCAGTAGTCGCTATCCTGGGCTGGTGCTACGCGCTATCGTGCGCCTGTCGAAACAACAGGAGCATGACTTTGCACGCAATTCATATTGGTTTTCTTTGGCCTCTCGCGGTCGCATCGTTTCTGGCGCTGTTCACCTAACCGGGTGCCCCGCAAGGGGCATTCTCACCAGCAGAAGATGAAGAAAGTTGAATCGTAGTCATTGATGACTTCCTTGTGCTGCCCCGGACAGGTCGCAGGCGGGCTGTCCGCGATGGGTTGCACTTCCCATGTCTGCCGGTGCTCGAGGGTCGAGGCGCAGCCGCAGAGGCCGAGAATTGCGATTGCCGAAAGGATCGCTAAGATCAGGACCGGATACCGCATGCGTCCTCCCTTACCTTCGCCCGCAGGCCCTCCAGAATCCGCGCGCAGTCGCCGGGACTGACTGATTTGAGGTTGTCGGGCAGCTGGTCGATGATCCCCGCATACTCCAAATTCGCGGCGACTTCCTCCGAGCACCACCACTGCCCGTCATCCCGCCAATCCCTACCGAGGATGTAGGTGTCGAACAGTCCGTGGGTGTCGTAAGGAACCCCCAGCTGACGGTCGGAGAAGTCCCAGTACTTTGCGTGCTGATCGTCCGCAACGGTGACGGTAAACAGCGTTGCGCGAGCAGCCTCTTCGTAGGGGTAGGGTCTGTCGCGGTATCCCGGTGCGACACCCGCGATGATGTCTGACCGGGAGCCCCGTAACTTGCCGGTAGGGGTCACTACGTCGATGTGACTGTAATACCCCCTGCCGAACCAACCGATCAGCGTGGAAGTTAGGGAGAGGCCACGCTGTAGCCTCCAGGTGATCTCCTTCACGCACCGAGCCCCGGAGCAGGAGCCGCAGGAGCCGCACCCAGACCCTTGAGGTACGCGCTGATCCCGGACAGCTTGGTCGTCGCGTCCGTTTGAATAACACCCCATTCAGCGGAGGCCAGGCCGGGGAGCTGCAGGCCGAGTTGACCGATCAGCACGGTAACCGCCGGCCCGACTGTCAGCGGGAGTTTCATGGGATCGGTGCCCAAGTTGTGGATAAAGGCAAGCACGGCGTCTACTTGAGCGCTCAGAGCGGGGGCGGCGGCGACGAGGAAGGGACTGGGGGTCGTGGACATGGGCATCTCCTTAGTGAAAATAGCGCGGCTCAATGCCGCCTTATGGTCAATGGTTGAAGTTCCGACACCCACCGTTTGACTATGGCGAAGCCAAGCGGCAGGAACGGGGACAGGTCGTAAATAAAATTGGTCGTTTCCGATTGCAGGCTTTCCGGGATTTTGACTCCCGCCTTTTGCAGCACCAGGATCGCCGCCGTCACCAACATTCCGATCTGCACCTTGGACGTGTACCAAGGTGCCGAGGCCGGGGAACCATCGGGAGCTTTTGGGGCTGTTGCCGCGACCGCCGGCGCGAGCAGCGTATCGACGTGATGGTCTACGGTCAGGTCACCCGCCATCGCAATACCATTCAAGATCACGCTGTCGTCATAGGGGCAGTGCCCCTGCTCCTGAATCGTCATGGCGTGGAGCATCGTGGAGAGTTCTGCGGGCAGATTGAGCGGCCTGCCTCCCTGTGCCATGAACTTGTCGACCGCCGCGGCATAGGCGTCTGTGTTGTTCTCTGCCGGCGGGGCCCAATGGCCGATCACGTCGGGGATCTTCGTGTCTCCCTCGACGTAGTGCCGCATGATGATTTTCGTTCCCGCGCGGTAGCAATCCTCCGGCTTGAGGAACCAGACGAAAGGCCCCGAATTGCGCGGGTCCGTTCCCACCCAGACTTGGCCCGGCACATTCTTGATGTTGAGCGGGTTGTTGATTAGAAGATTGTTCATTCCTTCGGCCCCTTGATGCGCTTGATCGCAAGATAGATACCGAGCGCGGCCGAGATGCCGCCCAACAATAGAACGATGGTCTGCAGTATCGTGTTTATAATCAGCTCTTCCGCGAAAAGGCTTGACATATCGAACGAGGCAGCGTGGTTGACCACCGCGACCGCGGCCACCGGGCCTAAGCCCAATAGGCCGCACTCAATCACTTCTTTCGCCTGTGTCATTGGTTGTCCGCATCGGCGTGACGTATCCGCATGTCGGTGGCGATGACCGTCGACGTATTTCCATAGATTGCGGGCGCGACATAGGCCGTTCCTGTTGGCAAAGATCCAGAGGGGGACTCGCAGAACGTCCATGTATTCGCCGGGATGCTTCCCGAGTCCGCGAGGATGATTGCCGGCTGACCGGCCGAGAAAATTTCCGTGTTGCTGGTGTCGAAGCAGCGCAGGACGAGTTTGCCGTTGCCGCCTGAGATGGTATTGATCCAGCAGGACACCCAAAAGAGTTCGCCCGGCGCGCACGGGATGTGCGTGGACGGGGAGATGACCGAATAGTTCCCGGTCGCAAGCAGTTGGATCTGCTTCGCGTTATAGCCGGTCGGTCCCGCGGCGGTCGTGTTGGTCATGGTGGTTCCACCACCGTTCACGATGACGAGTTCCCACCCGGTCGTGCTGTACCCCAGGCGGTCGAAGGTCGAACCGTCCAGCATGGAATCGCCGGGGGAGTCGAATGCGTAGATATTGGTGTCAAACGCCGCCTGCGCGGTTTTCTGCATGATGTGGTCGCGGTAACGGACCAGCGTGCCATTGCCATCGGTCGTTTTGACGAGCCGCGTATTGCCGTTGACCGTGTTCCATGACCATTCCTTTGTGATGCATCCCGACAGGGAGACGGTAAACGCTCCCGCCACGGACGCATCAATCATGGACGTTCCATCGTAGGAACCCACGCCAGGGGGAGGGGTCGACGGACGCTGAAACTCACACCCCTCGATCTTGCAGAACCCCGTTGCGCCGCTTGCCAGCGTGATGGACGATGCCCCAGGAACGAGGTCATAAATCAAACAATCCGACATGCTCAGGCCATCGCCGGTCAGATAGAACGGCACGTTTTTCTCGATGTACATGCCGATCAAAATGGCGCTCTTGATCGAAGCAGCATAAGCCCCCGAGTTGTAGGGAAACTCGATTTCCCCGCCCTGGCAGAACATGGCACCGAGCACGTTCTCGATTGCCCTGGCAGCCGATTGGCTGAACGTTCCCGTCCAGTTCTCCGATCCCGAATAAAATACGGGGTTGCTGAACCAGGCAAACCCTTGTGTGCAGTTGTGATAGAACGGGTTTTGCACCCCCACCGTACCAAAGCCGTACCATTGGTTTTCGCTGATGAGGCTATTTGCATCCGGGGTATTTCCCGGTAGCGCACCGATCACAAGCCCACGGGTTGCCGAGGTCATGAACAAGCCATAGAACTTGTTCCACTGGTAGTTTCCGGTTGCAGCACCGAACCAGACCGAGCAGGTGTAATTGGGATTCGGGACCACCGTGCCGAGATTTGTCGATGTCACCAGATCGTAGTACGCGGCATAGCTCGTCAGGATTTGCACCACGGCAGACTTTGCCGTGGCAGAGATGCCAGCCAATACTCCGCCGTTGCCGTAATAGCGCGTGAATGCATTGGAAATGGTGACGGACGTTACCGCGTAGATCTTGCCGGCGGACAAGGTGACGATGTTCGAGCCGGTGATCGCCGCCTGTACCGCCACCGTGTCATCCGTTTTCCCGTCCGCCACGGCACCGTACCGCTCCGGTCGACCGGGAGGCCACCAGGGCACGGACGGGACAATGTTGTTCGCCGCCTCCTGGGCTGTCTGCGGGTAGATCAGGGCTCCCACCGCCGCTGCGTTTAGGACCGTTCCCGGAGGAAGGGTTTGCGATACTGCGAGATTGCCGTTGGCGTCGAAGGTCAGAAAGCCGCCCGCACGGACAGACGCTTTCGGCAGTCCGAACTGTGGCGATACATCCCCATCGGGGGCCACGATCGACCGGCTGATCTGATCCTGTAGCCGCAGATCGATCTGGATTGCCCGGTCGTTGACCTGGTTGAGCGTTGCCGAGGGGAAGGCCGTACCGTCGACCAGATTAACCAGCTGCGTGATCGGCGGCGAGAGAATGCACTGGATGTTCACGCCCGCCGACGGCGGTTGCGAGAACGTGATCGTTCCAGACCCAATGCCCGCCCCGGTTACCGAAAAGCCCGTGCTGACCTGTGCGCCGTTCGTAAAAACCTCAAGGTCCGTGTTGGCGTAGAACAGAAAGGGCACGGTAAAGGCGGTCGTCGTGCCGTCCCCGGTGTAGCTGACGCGGATCGTTTGGGATGAAACTGTCATTCTGCTGTACTCGCTAGTTCCGCGGCTCGATCCGCGTTGGATTTACCGGGAAGGTCGAAGGCGTCGCCTGTGGCGTCCTCTAAACTGTTGATGCCGTTGCGTAGATACCAAAGATTCTGCGCTGGCATGAGACGGCGCATAAAGTGAAGGTCTGCGCGGCTGATGCCTTTTTGTCCCGAGTCGTCATCCCGCAATGGTGCGATAAGCTTGCCCGGCAGTTGACGCCCATACGTGCTGAATACTGTCCCCACAACAGGCCCGCCAATGGTTTCTACCGGGTCGCGATCCGACCAGCGGGATAGATTCTTAAACCCCATCGTCCACAGAGCGGGGAACACGAGGTCTGATGTCCAGCCCATCAGGTTCGATTTATCCAACACTTCGAGCGCGAACCGGGGCGAGTCGAACGGCTCAATGGGTTGTCCAGCTGCTTTCTGTTTCGACACATACGACAGTGTTCCCGCCGCCGCGAGAGCAAATAATGCCTGCGCCGCCCTGGGGTCGCCATGCGCAAGTCCCTGCATTAGCGGATTGACGACAGAGCGCTGCGCGGCATAGCCAAATGTCGTAAATTGCCGCAGCGCCTTACCCCATTCTGTCGACATGAACAACGGCGTATCACCCGCCCCAGGTCGAAGTGTGACCGAGTGCGCGTCACGCAATATCGCAGACTCGAAAACACGGGCCGCTTCCTTGTCTGCCCACTGGTCCGACATGCCGAAATGAAGGCCGTTGACCTTTGCGCCGAATTGTTCATGTTGAGCCGCGATTCTCCCGAGCATGTCCCGGTCGATTCCCGCCGCGGCCATCGCGGCCATGCGCGCATCGGCAATCGCCCCGCCGCCCGCGACTTTCTGTGCGGCACGCACGATGGCGTCCTGCGCCATGGTCGATGTCAGTTGTTGAACGGCAGTAATCAGCGGGGTTTCCAATGTGGCAATGGTAAATGCACGCGACAGTCGGTTCATGAATCGCTGCGGTCCCCACTGACTGTGGTTGGCGTAGTCGCCAAGCATCGCCGCCGTGGCGTTCATGGACATATCGAGCCCCGCGCCCATCCGTTTTGCCTCCGAGCGGGTCAGGTTGAACGCCTCGGGGCTCGTCAATACCTTGCCGATGGCCGCCATCGTATTGCCAAGCCCGTACCGCATCATGACGTTGGCGATGTCTGGAAAATGCGCAAGGGTTGCGGCACCCAGAAGTCTCGCTGCGTTGACTGACCGCAGAAGCCGTCCCGCCCTTACCGCAAAATGGCTTGCGTCTTTCGGTGCGCCATAAATGCCGTAGAGCCGGTCGCGTACCGCCGTCAGATCCCGCAAATCCGCTTCCATATGTTTCGATAGTTCTTCCTTGCTCGCGTTGTCGGGAGCGCGCTCGATCATTCTGGCGTAGTCGTCATGTACTGCGCTGATTTGATCCTTCATATCCCTTGAGCCGAACCGCTCCGTCATTTCCACTTCGGGAGCCATCGAGCGCAGGTAACTGTGCGCCACATGGTCGATGTCGCTGTTGAGGTATGGTTCCAGCACTTCATCGGGCAGATTCAGTGTGCGCTCCTTCATCTGACCCGATTTCGGCACTACGTCATCCAGGACTTTCCAGTCCATCGTGCCGCGTTCCGATCCCATGATGTTTCTGGTAACGCTGTGGGCAATGTCCGCCGCTTCCGCCGCGTCCACGCCCTGCTTTTGAAATCCTTCCCGCAAGAGCTTCAACCAGTCGCCCAAGTTGGCGCGAATTTTTTCCGTATCGTATTGGCGCATCAGGTAGGACATGGCCCCTTTCGGGGTGACGCCTTCGGGCAGTAACCCGGCTTTGATTGCCCGTTCTTTCAACGGGTCAAATTCAATCTCGCGAGTTTTCTTCGCTGCCGCTGCGACTTCTGGCACTGGATGTTGGTCGCCGCGTCGCATGGCGTGCGCGATTGATTCATAAAACTCCTGCCGCGTCATCGTCTTTTGTCCGAGTCCCGCCATGCGCTCTTTGTACGCCTTCCATTGTTCCGCCCGCGCCTGCATGCCCTCATGGTGTACGCCGTCGTACTTCCACAGCTCCCTTTCGATTGGCGATGCCGTAGACGCCCCTTGCCAGTTTTTCTCTGTCGTCTCGGGAAGGTTCGCCAATTCCTGCAATAGCTTGCGCGATTCGATGGACGGCGAGTTCATCAACCGCCCACCCGGAGACACACGCCCCAACGTGTTCGACAGCGTTTCCGCCCCGCGCGCAATCGTCTCGCCGCGTAGCGTGGGGTTTGATGCTTGCGCGGCCCCGGCGGTCGATTCCGCCTCCGGGTTTACGTGCAGTTCGCCGATGGCCTGGGGAACGTCGGGGAGAGCGGCTTTCGGCTGCTCTGACTTCGCCACTGACTCGCCGCCTTCTGCCGCGCCAATCTTGAGCGGTGTTGGTCCGTGCGGGGTCGTCACTTCTGGCTCTTTCAAAAATCGCCCAAGCATAAATTCTGCGTCATTTGGATCTGAGAATCTGGAAGCCGCCGATTTGATCGCCTGTTCGCTGATCTGTTTCAGGTCCCATCCATTTTCGGTCGCTACTTCGTGCGCCGCTTTGGTTTCCATGAGCGCGCGCATTTCTTTGGTTTTCATTAAACTGGGATCTGTCGCGTCGCCAATGTTGGTCAGCGCATGTTTGAGCCGTTCGGCCAACTCTTCCGGTGACCCCACTGCATGCATGGATCTCACCGCCTTTTCAAGATCTCGCAACTCGCTCCCATTGATGGCATGGAGACCACCACCGGTATCCCACTGCTCGATTAATCTCTGCTTGTCTTCTGGCAGACTTTCAACCATTTTTTCAGACGCGGCATAGTCGCTGTCTCGCTCGCTATTGGCGAGTCTGTGAAACTTGGTTGCATCTTTTTTGTTTCCAAAAATCGAAGTTAGTGTGTCGACACTTTCCGAGTCCAGTTTGTCGGCATGGGCGTGCAGCTCGTCCGCCGACATTTCCCATATTGGCTTGTCGGCGGCTATCCATTTGCCTTCCTTAGGCACATCCGCCCGTCCGCCCGGCTCAGCCGCCTTCCCCGATTCCGGGTGCGGCGGCGCGACTTCGACATGCGTCTCGGGAATGATCGACTGGCGACCGTCAATCGGACCCATCGGCTGCGCGCCTTCGTTCCTGAACGATTCATCGATCTTGGCCGCAGCCGCTTGAAATTCCGATACCGGGACATGCGGGCGGATGGCCGCGCCGATGATGCCGCCCAGGATCATCGATCCTGCGATGTTCAACGCCGATTCCGTGTTGGTCCCGGAGACTTCCATCCCCCTTCTGACGCCCTCCTGCGCCGCCGTGGTTACTCCTGCTACGCCCGCCATGATTCCCGCTTGCGCCAGACGGGTTTCTCCCACAATAGGGATCGCCATGCTGGCAAGCGTCAACGGGTCCGTTGCTCCGGCGAGCATCGTTGCGGCCACGCCCCATCCGCCGTGAGCGTCGATGATGCGTTTATCGATTTGCTCCCGCTGGTACTGCTGTTCGCGCCATTGGATGTCCTGCTCGTTCAGCGCACCCGCGAATATCTGCGCGTGATCCTCAGCCCCCTTGGGGACCGATACTTCCGGGTCGAAGCCGGGTTTGGCGGGAGCTTCCGGGGCTGGATACATCGCACGCTCATACAACGTTCCGACAAGATTTTGCCGCCGAAAAGCCGCGCCCAGAAGATCACCGGTCGATGACATGTCCGGTGCCGTAGGTGCCGGCAGCGAGCCGCGAACGTCGGGCAGGCTCATTTGATCGTCGTTGGGGATGAGCGGCATTAGAGACCCCCTTGTCGACCCTGTGCGTACACTTCACCAGCCATGTTTTGCTGCCTGGCTCGCTGCTGTGCCTGCGCCTCTTTGAGTCGCGCCATGCCTTCTTGAGATGCTTTTTCGTATTGCTGTCTTGCCCCTTGCGTTGCCGTCGGGAGTTGATACCGCAAAGGTCTGCCTTTGTCGTCCGTCAGGATGCTGTACGCACCAAACTTATCCGGCGCGCCGATGCCCCACTCCTGCCCCCGCGTTTGATATGTGTTGGCCGTCGGAACGAGGCGCAGACTGGAACTGTTTTCCCAGGTATGCCCTTCGCCGGCCTTTCGCATGTCGTCCTGAATGGCTTTGGTCGTGAGTCCCGGATTCATCGATTCCGGCGCAAACTCCATAAACTCCGGCTTACCGTTGACTTGCGTGATGCCCCAGACGTTTTTCATGTCGTCCGCGGCAAGTTTTGACGCTTGATCGGGATTGCCGTTCGTCAGCTTGAAATAGGTCTGGCGTAGTTTTTCAAACTCGCCGGTCATTTGCGGCGGGATGTCGGGGATGCTTGACCAGAAATGCGGCTTAAACCGCTCGTCTGCTTTTAGCTGTGTTTTAAGATCCCCCTCCGCTTTCGATCCGAGTTGCTTTTGCTTGTAGATTTCGTCCAGCCGTTTCACGTCTGCGTCTGGAAGTGATGTAACCTGACGGGCATTGGTTACCGCCGTTGTGGGGTCCGTTCCTGCCTTTACCGCATCGTTAATCATCCGCGACATGGCGCGCGTCCGCTCATCAAGAGCAAACGGGGTTCCCCGTGGGTTTGCGTCGGTAACACGCTGGATCGCATTGGCAGCTGCGGCTGCGGTCTGTGGGTCGCCGCTCACCAAATGCGCGCGAGACCAATCAACCACGGAATCCGGGGTCACTCCGGTTTTCGCTCCGATGTCTGCCGCCCGGTTGATCCATTCAGCGGACCCTGCCTGTACTCCCTTGGTCGCGGTTTGAAACGTGGCATCAATGCCTTTGCGCCAGTCTTTGTCGTGCGGGTCCAAGGCCTGCCCATTTTGATAGGCTTGCGTCGCCGCTTTCTCTAATGCGTTGTCATCGACTTCCACCTGCTGCGCTTTCTCGATCCGGCCCACCGTCTCGCCGGTCTGCTCTGCCGTCCATGCGCCTTTACGCCAAAGGCTGTACGCCAGGCCCACATCGCCTGGATTGGTTTTGCCTGCGGCCAAGCGGGTTTCCAACCCCATGATGGACTGCTGGTTTACCTGCCGCTGCTCTTGCCGGAACTGGCCAATACCCGCCTCGACTTTGGAGCGTATGCCTTCTTTGATTTCTTCGGGAAGATCCAGTTTGTCGACGGACTGTAAGGCTTTCGCCCCCTGTACAGGCCCCATCCCCCGGTACGCGGCAATAACCCCGTTGGCGTGGTTGGTTTCCACCTGTCCGGTGGCGTACCCCTGAGTCCGCTCCCGTTCCTCGATGGACATGTTGGAAAAGAGGGGATCGTTGACATCTTTCAGCCGCTTCAATGTCCCGTCCGGGTCCGTTTTTGCGTATCCCTTGGCAGCGGCGGTCGAAATGACGTGATCGATTTCCTTGGACAGTTTGAGGGTCGTCTCGGGGTCCAGTCCCATATTTTGGACAGCGTGGATTTGCTCAGCGCCCGCGTCCTGCCAGGAAGACGGGTTCAGTTCGACCGCCGTTGCCGCATGCTCTGCCGCCTGCACCGCAGTCGTCGCCCGTTGATAGATGCGGGTTGCCGCCTCCTGCTTCATCGCGCGGATCTGCAAGTCCGCCCCGACGTTTGCCACATGCTCCTGCATCATGTTGCGGGCAAGGCCGTTCGGTGCCCCCTTGATCGCAGCATCCGCCGTGGCCTTAAAATCGTTCATTACCGAGGGGGTAAAGCCACCGCCCTTGGCCAAGATATCGGCCGGCTTCTGGCTGTTCGCCTCGAGATGCTGTTCAGCCGCCACCCGCAGGTTTGCCGCTTGAGTCCCCACATAGGAGGCCGCGTCCACCCGCTGCATGCGGTTTTGCGCTTCTTCGATGGATGAGCCGACTTCCTGTAATCCCGTCCCCAGGGTGTCGGGGCGCATTTCTGGGACTACCCTACGCAGTCCCTCCTGAACGGGGACGGTCGGTTCGTAATCCCCGATCTGGACGCCACCGCGTGGCATCAGTTACCCAGGGCGGATTTGGTCTGCGTCGTCGGTGCGGTGGCAGCGCCGGGAAGGGCCCCGCCCGCGATGTTGGCGAGCAGGCCCCGTCGACGCATCAGGGCATTCTGTTGGGCGAGAGCGGCATTGGCCGCGGTGTCCTGCGAAGGGGCTGTCGGGGGTGGGGGGACCTTCCCGCCGGTATGGATCAGGTCAGCCGCGCCAACTCCCGCCGCACCGCCTAACGCCGCCCCGGCAGCGGTTCCCACTCCGGGCAGCAGCAAAGAGCCGCCGATTGCCCCGGCAATCGGTAACAGGCTTTTGACGATGCCGCTCATCCATGAGTTTATCCCTCATCTCGGGTCCGAAAATCAACTGACTGGTATTTGCGCAGGTCCGGTGTATTGCGACGAATACCCTTGCAAGAGAGAGGCCCCCGCCTTGAGCAGCCCATTCTGTCCCTGCGTTTTGGCTTCCTGGTTCATAAAAGCCGCTTGGGTTCCATACGACCACCGCTGCATTTGGGACTTGTAGCGGACGTTCAACGCATCCAATTCGGCGTTCTGTATGGACTGTCCAATGGCCCTGCCGGTCGACCCACCATACCCACCCCCGGCCTGCCCCGCCGCAGCCGTCTCCCGGCCGATCGCCATGGCCCCCGCGCGTCTTTGGGTGGCTTCCGCCTGAAAGCCCTGCGTGGAGGCCGTAGAGGCTTCCCCGCCATAGATCTGTGCGTTGGTCCGCATGGCTGTGGCCTGGTCATTGCCCTGCATGATGTCGCCAAAGCCCCGAACGGAGGCCCCAATGCCGAACATGTTTGCAATACCGCTCATCGGAATATCCTCGCGTAGCGGAAATGGTCCCGACCGTCCGCCCCGTATGACTCCATGACGCCCTCGTTTTTGAACTTCACCAGTTCCAAAAGGCGACACCCCTGCTTGAAATCAGTCTCCGTCGATGCCTCGATTCTGCGCAGCTGGACGAACACCAGCAGCCGATTTAACACCTTGATTATTGAAACCATATGCTTTCCGGCGTCCTGACTCACAAACCCCCACAGGGTTCCTGACCCAAACCCAGAACCCACGATGCCGGCAGACGCCAGAATCGTCTCGCCGTCCATGGCCGTGACCGCGGGCCCCAGCCGGTTCAGCGCCTCCGTATACACCGGGGGGATCACGGATAACGCCCACACTTGCGCTTCCTGTAGTCGCATTTCGCGGATGTGTCTTGGATCGAAGTCGACGAGGTTCATTGCGGGATCGGCTCGTGGACATGGATGACGGGGAAGATGGCCGTGATCTGTGACGGAAACGGGTTGGTTTGCAGAATCTGAATTTTCGCATCCGTGTCCGATATGTTGTCGGTACTGACGAAAACATCGCCGCTAAATAACGGCGGCGGGGATGCCAGGGGGGTCGAGGATTCGTTTGGCGTCAGAAGGTCCAAAATGCCCCCCTCCACCCCGCCGACCAAGCCGAGCGTGTTCTTGACCCGCACCGCGACGCGGGTGATGGTTTTGATCTTTGCCTGCGCGGTTCCGCCCTGCTCCGATCCCGCCTCCAGTCGCATGGCGATGAGGTTTGCGGGGCAGGCCAATCCCACCTGAACCACTGATCCGGGAAGGGCCAGGGTGATCTGACCACCGGAAACGACGCAATCCGGATGACCGCCACCGTCCCGCAGCACTGACACCGTTTCCCCATTGAGATACGATAGGCCGGTGATGGTCGTTGTGGGAGCACCGACATAGCTACCGGACATGTCGACATAGCACGCCGCGCTCTGCGAGTCGCCGGTCTCGTAGTCCTTTTCCATGTACTCGACGCTGCGGACGGTTACGCCGCCAATCGTGCGATTTACAATCGCCCACACTTCGTCCCGAGTCCCATCGGGCGCGGGGATGACGGAAACACACTCAACCACCGCCGCACCCGCTATGGTCGACCCAAGCGGATGCTGATGCCAGCCAGTCACCTTGTCTTCGGAGTCGAACGTATACCCGACCAGGATCCCGTCGTTCCTGACCGCCCACAGGACTTCATACGGTTCTGCATGCCAGTCCATGTCGATGAGGCCCGAAGTGACGGAATAACCGGCGATGTGATTCGCCAGACGGGTCTGGTTTGTGCTGTCGTACCGGTTCAGGTAGAAATTATAGTCCTGCTTCATCACCCGCTTTCCGCCGAGCTGGACGTAGAAGTTTGACACTCCGATCATCTCTGCTCGCACTGGCCGCGACCGGATATCCGATTGACGCTCAACTGATGTATTTCCGGGTCCTATGGGCGCGTTCTGGTTCAAAGCGGATAAGGCAAACTCCCCGCCCTTCGTCCCGATCAAAAGCACGATGGCCGCGGACATCCAAGTAATCTGATCGACCTGATGGAAGGCGATGATTCCAGACACCGCACAATCCGCCGTGACGAGGCTGTAGAGGTCCTGCGTGTGAGAATTGTAGATTCCGGGAGCCGATCCCCACCATTTGATCCCACCGCCCCAAAAAAGCCTGTCCTCGAAAAACGCCAACGACGATGGAAACGTGCCGGGGAATTGAGTCGAGCCGATCCCCCACGCGCCGATCTGCCAGTTGAGGGTCGCATCCTTGATCGCCTGCTGCGTGCCTCCGGATGCCCAGGTGCCGTAGTTTGTCGAGTCGGTCCCGGCGAGGCTGAATGTGTTCGACGTGACCGCGACGATGGTAAACGCCTGCTCCGAGATCTGCGTCATGCCCTGAATACCCGTCAGGTAGACAGGATCGCCCACGCTAAATCCATGCCCCACCGCGGTCACCACGGCGGGGGCTGCATTGGTGATTCCGGTCACGGTCGCCACCGTTCCGATGGTTGCCGCGGGAAAGCCGTAGAGTTGCATTCCGGGGTTGTTGTTCTGCCCTGCGTAGGCGGAAACCGTCAGCGTCACCTGGGTTGGGCTCGTATAGGCCGAGACGTAGCCGATCCCGTAGCCGCAATCCTGGTAAAGCCACAAGCACCCGACCTGATAGGCTCCATCCCACTGCGTGCCGGATGTCTGGGTCGGTGGCGTGTTCCCCGAAGTCCCCGAGTAAATGCACTTGAAGGTACAGCCGTTGTAACGGACGAGGGTGTTGGCGGTATATCCCACCCCCTGCTCCCACGGGGAGATGTTATAGGTCTGCACGCCGATGCGGACGAGCCTGCCGGGAGTGGTGGCGGTCGCCACATCGGACGGGCTGAATACCGCCGCGGTCGCATAACACGTCACCTGATTCGGGGAACCCGCGATGGTCGCGATGTACAGGGCGGGGCTGTTTGATGGGGTCTGATCGAGAAATGGCCCGTCCGGGGGCGCGTAGGCGGTTAGTGTCCAGTTGGTGTTTCCCAGACGCTTTAACGTCATGGGATAGGTTCCCGCGCACGCGATGTACACCACGTCCCCGGACTGCTCCATCTGTAGCCCGCAGGTATTGTCCGCGTTGGTGAGCATCGACGCGGTGTAAGGGCTCGCAATTTGGTAGACGTTACCCCCCGACGTTACCTGTCCGTGGTTCGTATAGAACCGGATGTAGCCGACCCCAAATTCCAGTTGGTACGCCTGGTCCTCGGAGTAGATAAACTTCCTCAGCCACGTCCGGTTGGCCGAGTTCGCGACCGGTTCGACAAAGCGAAAGCCAGGGCGGCGCTTGGCCGGCCCCTGGATCATGGGGATGTAGTTCTCGAGCGTGTCGCACCCGACCGCGTACTTTTCGTTCGTGACCCGTCCCGCGAAGTCGGGAGAGAGCTCGCCGGCGTTGAACGATTCGAGGGCTGGGGTAGCCTTTGCCATCAGTAATTGATCTTCGCCGCCCCAGGGGCTCCTGCTCCACCCATGCGGGAGGATACCCAGGAATCGTCCGCCGGGTACTGCGGCGTTGTTTCAAAGGCGTTCGCCCTGAGCGCATCCCTTTGCGCTTCCTTGTACTCCTGCATGAGGGTTTTTTTCATGTCCATGGAGTTCGTCAGGCGGAAGCAGGAAGTCATCGCTAGTCGACACGCAAACATCTTGGAAAAGCAGGGATCCCATTGGGTCGGGTCGGTCACTTGCAGGATGAAGGTCAGCCACAAAGGGGCCGGGAGATTGGTCAGGATGTTGTTGCCCTCCAGGGCATAATCCTCGTCCAATTCCCCATACCGCAAGTCCGAGATATCCCCGCCCGGATAGGAGTTGCCAGCCAGCAGAATCCGCAGGCATTGTTGCGGCAGGGCGAACATCAGGTTAAAGGGTCCCGAGGCGGGAACCTGCGATAACAACGGCAGGGTCGTGCGGCGGATGGCGAACTTCCACACGCGCGCCCGCAGTTCGTTGTCCCGTTCGACGTTCCAGATCCCCGCAAGGGTCCGCGCGGGGTTTGACTGGTCGCTGACCGCATTGATGGTGGGTAACCCCAACATGGTAAGCGCCACGTTGGAAATGTCGGTCTGGCTGTTCATCAGTATCCTATGGTCAGCACCCTCTTCGGCAGGACAGTAAGCGTAACCGACCCCGAGTTCCAATTGGTAGTGGACACCGCAGGAGTCGAAACGAAATAGGTCTGGGTCCCGGTCGAGGCTAAATACGGTTTGGCAATGGACAGGGGCGAATACACCAACTCGGCGTTGGCCCCGATATTGACAGGCCCGAATACGTCGGACGCCCCCGAAGAGGTCCCGATCTGAAAGCCGGTGATGGCGTTTGCCGTGGTGTTTTGAAGATGCAGGTAGTCCATCGCCAGCCCTTTCGGAAGGGTAAACGAGGCGTTGGCCGTAAACACGGACGTCCGAGGAGGATACGCCCCATGCTGTAACGGCCGGTAGACACCGCCGTTGCCGACGAGGTAGATGTCATCCCAATAGAGAACCCCGTTGCCGTCCGAGTTACCGCCACCCGAAGCCGTCCGGGACAGAAGGATTCGGCAGTAACAAGTTCCAGGAGGGGCGACACCGAACGGCATCAGGGCATATCGTGTCCACGTCGTCGGCAGGGTCGAGATCTGCCGGCTGATCGCATTCAGCGACAAATTGTTGCCGTTTTGGTCCATAAACGTAATGCCGATGAAGGCCGAATCGGTCGACGCCGTGCCGGTTTGCTTCATCCTCAGCGACAGCTGGATGGCCACTCCAGGAGCGCATTCGTCCCACCGGGCGGCAACAGCCGTCTGGGACGATGTGGGAGCCATGGCAAGGGAGTTGGTCCCGCTGTAGACCGTATTCCCCGAATACGTTTGCGAGGCGCTGACGGCTTCCTGGGAAGTTCCCGCCGACAACCAATCGATAACCTTGGAGTTGGTAAAGCCGCCGTCCGCCGTGATGGTTTGGCTCGATGCTGTCACGCAAGCCGAAGTCCCGCTCGAGCTGGTCTGGTTGAACGAGGCGATGCTGTCTGCCGTCATGCGGCCCTGGCAGAAGTAGCCAAAGTCATAATTGGCTTCGGTGACGTTGTTCAGGGTCAGGGTTCTGACAGTGATTTTCGCGCTCGAATTGTCCAGGCAATAGGCAAAGGGATAGGCCGTTTTTGTCCCGTTCAGCGTGACTTCAAAGTCGTCAATCGACAGCGACGAGTCCACATCCTGTAGGTGCAGCCAGTAATCGCCGTCGTAGGTGGCCGATCCGCCGTTCTCGATGTAGCACCGGGCCGCATGGAAAGAACCGCCCCCTAAAACGTCGATGGCGCGCCCGTTGTTATAGTCGAACGAGATGTGGTCGATGTTGAACGTGCCGGCATTCAGATAAATGCCGTGGGTACATTCGCCAATCGCGACGCAGCCGAAATGGATGTTTTCTCCTGAGTTCGCGAGCCCCGAAGGGTAATAGGCCGCGTATACGCAGTTGATGAAGTTCCCGCGGCCAATGTCGTTCAGCCACGTATTGTCCGACCAGACGAGTCCCCTGCGGAACTGCGAGATGTCGAAATACTCAATGCAGGACAACGCCCCGACGGGGGCTGCGTTGATCGCTGAAAGATTCCGGTAGACGGTCCCCGCGGTCACGGCCGACTGAGCAGACGAGAAGTTGAGCGTGGTCGCCGAGTTGCTCAATATGCCGATGATCGTGGTCCCGATGGTGACCTGACCGCCGGCCCATTGGTTGGTCGACCACGCTTGGCCTAAGTCCACCAATGCCGTAGTAGACCCTCCGGTTGCGGTCCCGCCGACACCACTGTCGCCGCCAAACTGAATGCCGTCGACCGTCCCCGACGACCACCCGGATGGTCCGACCAGGACAAAGTTCCGCATCGGGTTGACGTAGTTGTGGGCAAAGCCCTGCACCGCGGTTTTGATCGTGATCGCCGGCCCCGACGACAGGGATGGAAAGTTCATCGTGCAACTCTGCCCCTCGATCCCGTACAGATTCGGATCGAAGGATATTGCCGAGCCGAACGTCATTGTCAGGCCAGCAAGAGACATGGACCGCCCGGTTTGCGCACAGACTGTTTTTGCCCGGTTATAGGCGGCAACGTAGTCCGTGACCGTGGGAGAGCCGTTGTTAAAGGCGTAGCCGGTGTCCGACGTGTAGATGTACCTGCGAATGTCGCATTCGTCGTAGAACGAGTTGCCGGGGATGACCGAGCAGGCCACTTCCGCCGCACTCTGACCGGTCGATGCGTTGCCGCCAGCCCTTGAGAAAAACTGGAAGTTTGAGTTGATTTTGTTGCCACCACCCGGGAGGGTATCCCCCGTCGCGGTCGTGACGATTGGCTGGTAGAGATTGCTCATTTAGTTGATATCGACGATCATGGACGGGGCGACCGTGTACGTGACGATCACAGACTGACCCGGTGCCAGCGGGATCGAACCATATGCAGCTGAAGGCAATGTGGTTCCTGACTTGGTTACTGTCGTAATCGTGCCGCCGGAAATGTAAACCTGGCAGGGTGAATTTCCGCAGGTATACGTGAATGGACTTGCCGTGACAGTGACGGTCGAAAGACCGACAGGATTCCAGCCGATGTTGTCCTTGATGACCCCAGTTATGGTGCCGAGATTCTCAAACGCGGAGGTTGCAGCTGTGAAATTGTTCGATTGAATGAGCGCAGTCGAAACAGTCGCGCCGCTCGCAACGCCGAAGCCATAAATCTGCTTGTGGGTCGCAAGGTTGTCGTAGATGGTGTTGCCGACGAACGTCAGGCCGGTGATGCTTATATTGGTCCCAAAACCCGACTGCCGATAATTCGTCGCGACCGTTGTTCCGTTGTTGCAAAGAGTATTGTTGCTGACGTTGACATTTGTGGCAGCGACGTTCGCAGTGCTGACGAACAGTATTCCGGCGCTGCCATTGCCGCAGGAAACGTTGCCGCTGATATTGACCCCGTCCATAAAGCCGCCTGTCGTGGCGTTCGTCTCAATCTGAATGCCGGCAAGGTAGCTGGAAAATACGCTGTTGCCGTGAATGTTGACGTTGGATTTGAACCCGGATGACGGGTTTGTCTCGATGAAGTTGACCAGAATACCGACGTTGGCACCGTACACATTGTTTGCAGAGACAGTGGTTTGCGTGCCAGCCGGATCTGTGGTGCCTTGCGTTCCTGCGTCAATAGAGATGCCGGCCCAGCTCGCGCTCGTATCCAATCCGAAGATGGAATTTCCGGAGACGCTGCCGCCGTATGCCCCGGAAACGCCAATGCCGGCCGTCCATGTTCCGGACGAATTCGTGCTGTTGCTGCCCTCGATGATGACGTTGCCTGCGATGGTCGCGGCAAGAGGCAGCGTTGTCGTGGTGTTTTGGCCCTCCAGGATGATTCCGTAGTGCTGTGGATTGATGACCACGTTTCCGGTAAGCGTGTACGCCTCGCGCGCAAGCCCGATAACGCCATGCCCTATCCCGTTGCCGCCAGCCGACGTATTGGACAGCCTGCCGCAATTTTCCGCGATGTTGTTCGTCACGATCGACGGCTGGCCGAAGTCCGTCGCGATGCACGTTGCCGGGGTATCGTGGACGTACACGTGATCGATAGTCACGTTGTAGCCGCACGTGATGTTGATGCCCTTGCCAGATGCGACGTAGCTCGACATCGTGGCCGCCGATCCGTCAACCTCGAAATAGCTCAGATTGATATTGCTGTAATTCGCCTTGGCGTAGGCGAGCGTGCAATTACCGCTGGTGCCGTTATTGTAGATCACGCCGTTGGCCATGTCGGATGTGCTGATCCATTTGAGAATCGACTTTGACGCGCCTTGCCCGCGCAGGCTCACGTTCGACGTTGGCGAGATGCTGGCCGAGATGATGCAGATGCCGGTCGGAAGTTCAAGCGTGGCACCACCGGCCGCCGCCGCATTGGTGAATGCGGTTTGCAAAGCCGCATCGTCCGGGGTTCCGGTCGTCGCCGTGCCGGTTCCAGCAATCGCGGTGGTGACGACGGGCGAGACCGTCACCGAGCCCGTAGATGCCGCCGTGATGGTCCCATTGTAAACGGCTCCCGCCGTACCGCCGCCGGGGATGGTAATCAGTTGCCCATTCATCGCGGCTGTGAATCCGGTCCCGGTCACGGTGCCGCTCGATGCCGTGGTCGTCACCGCCGTGATAACCATGCCGTTGCACACCATGCCCTGCGAGAGAAGTGGTATGGTCGCGACGCCGCCATATTGGGACGTGACGGGACCGGGCAATTGCGCGAGGCTGTTCAGCCTTTGCAACGAGGAATCCGCATTTGCGGCCGAGCACAGGAACAACAGAAGAAGGATGGCGTATTTCATATTCTCATTTTATTCGATACCAGAAAGCCAACTGCGCGGAATACTCCAGCTGCGAAAACACCCCCGCGCCAAGCGCCGCCGTCGCGCCGCCGTTGGCAGGAGTGGGCGCGAGCGTCAGCGCCGTGATGGCTTTGGTGGACACGATATACACCACATCGCCATCCTGAGCCGTGCTATCGAGGGAGAGCGTCAGCGCCGCGAGCGCGGCGGCCGGTTGCAAATACACGTAGAGTTTGCGAAACCCCGCACCGGGCGAATACGCGGACGGAAGCGCCACCGTCGCGCCACTCACCGGGGAGTTTTGAAACACGATTCCCTGCGGCGGTGTCGGCGCGGACGGCGCGGTAAACACGCCATTGGCATACGTCCCACCGATTTGCGCATTTGGCTGACCGCTCGCGGACACCAGCGTATTCGGTGTGACGTCGAAGGGTGTCACTCCGTCCCACGTCACAAGATTGATGACGGCGTTTGATGGGGAGATGACAGCGTACAGTGACATGGGGTGCCTCAGTAGGTGATGATTACGATGACGATTCCGGGGCCGCCGGCACCGCCACTGCCTGCGGTGCCTGTCGAAGCTGCCGAACCGCCGCCGCCACCGCCGGAAGCCACGCCCCCGGTTCCGCCGTTGCCGGCGGTAAACGTGGAAATGGCGGAACCGCCACCCGAACCAGCAGCCCCCGCCGCGTACAGCGGAGTTGCGAGGGTCGAGCCGTTGCCGCCGTTGCCGCCGTTGCCGCCCGAACCCGCCGCGCCTCCCGCTATTCCAACACCACTCGCATTCCAATTTGCGAAAAAACCTCCGGCCGTCGCCGCCGCCGCAGTATTCCCGCCACCAGCCGCGCCACCGCTCCCGCCACTTAGTACCGAAAGGTAGTTTGGGGCGTTACTGCCCGCAGCGCCGTTAACCCCTCCGGACCCTCCGTTTCCTACGTTTGGGGTTGAAGCGTTTATACCCATAGCGCCAAAACCCCCGCCGCCGCTATTACCGGCAGCCGCGCCGCCGGCCGAATTTGTTCCGGCGTTTCCGGTTGCGCGGTGCGAAGCGCCGCCGCCACCGCCGGAATTTGCGTTCGATTGCCCTTGAAACCCGCCCCCGCCGCCATAGGCGGACAGGATTGACCCGAACGAGGTTGTGCCGCCGTTGCCGCCCGCGGCACCTGGGCCGCCCGCCGTGCCGCCCGCGCCGATGGTTACCGTCTGCGGGGATGTGATCGCGGACCCTGGATAGAGAATGTCATCAAAGTCCCCGCCGCCGCCGCCCGATCCGCCAGAGCTGGTGGTTCCGATGACTGTGGTGATGCCGCCGCCGCCGCCGCCTCCAGCGCCCATCACTATCAGCCGAACCGTCTTATACCCCGCACTCGGGGCCGTCCACGTGCCGCTCGACGTGAACGTTTGCACGTCCTGCGAGCCTGCGATGGGGCGCGCGGTCGTTTGCGTGGAGGACTGGACCGTGGGCGCTGCGCTCGCCGCGCCGCCGAGAGCCACCGTACCCGTGCCGGTCAGGGTTGTGAACGTGCCAGCCGCTGGTGTGGTGCCGCCGAGCGCCGGAGGCGTCGCGGCATTCGCGGTCGCTAAGGTCCCAAGCCCCGTAACCTGCGTCGACGGCAAGCTCAGCACGCTTAACGTCGTCAGTGTCGAGTTCGACGTTGCGGTAACGTCGGTTGCAGCGATAGAACCGGAGCCGGTCGCGGTAAGACTCGCGCCGGTTCCGACAACCATCGCTGCGGCCGTATTGGTGCCACCGGTCAACGCGCTGAACGCTGAACTGCCACCACCGACCGCGTTACATACTCCGTCGCCGCGCAAATAAGTGGAACTGGAACATGATCCAGAGAATGCCCCGATGATTTGTGTGGCCGTCGGCGAAGTCGGCCCCAGATCGCCATAAGCGGACGCTGCCGCGAACAATGCCAGTAACGCAGCAAGAAGCCGTTTCATCGAGATTCCTCTACGCGACAATCCGCGCGATGGTGCAATACAGGCTGGTGGGTGATCCGCTCACGGACACGCAAACAGAGCACGGCGGGAGTTGGATTACTCCCGTTCCGTTCGCCGTAAAAACGCCGTTGGTCGATGATGCGGTCAGCCACGTGGACCCATCCGGCCCGAGGATCTGAATCGTCGCCGTGGCACCGTTCCAGTTCGAGGATG